GTGCTTGCCGTCCACTTCCCTGACGATCTCGGCCAACCGCAGGATGCGGCCTACGTCGGGGTCGCTCAGCTCTGGCTCTTCCGGTGCGGAGGCGGCTGCCGCGCAGGCAATGATGGCGCGGGCGAACTTGATTAACTCAGCAAAGGCGATGGCGCGTGCATCGTGACTGCCGCCCATTAACCTCTCCAGCGCTACAGGTATTTCATCTTCTGCAATTTCCCGTATTTCCTTGTTGGTTAGCCGTCGGATGCGGGGGGCGGTCATCGGTGGTGGTGGTGAAGGGGATTGGTCGCGTGGTGTCACTGCTGGCATTCAATAGCAACATACTCAGCGGATTCTGAGTCGCTTTTGGTTACCGGAAGGCCGTGGAAAAGGCCGTGGTCTTGTACTCTGGGGAAAGGCCCATCCTTGCGCATCAACTTAAGTTAAGCGCTTTGCGCACTTCCCTGCGCAGTAACTGTAAAGCTCTAGTACCGACAACAATCTCAACTGGAACAAGGTCCCTTTGCTCAACCTCAGCCAAAAGCTCCACAATGCGCTCGCTGACCAGCTTCCCGGACGACAGCCGCTCGCCTTCCTCGGCGGCCTGCAGCAGCTTGCGGGCGTGATCCATGGCGATGGCCAGCGGGTCATCCTTTGCGGGGTCCATCTCCCACCCGTCAACAGCATCAGCAAGCTGCTTCAGGGCGGCGCGAAAGTCGGTCATGGTCGGTTGGCGGTGGTGGTGAAGGGGTGCCGGAGGTACAACGGTCCCTGCGCAGAACAGGAAACCCTCCGGCCCGCCCATCATAATCCATTGCAGTTTCCTAAGCCACCACGGCAAGCTAAGGAAACGCAACGGCCCCATGCCTCTTGATCTACGTGCGTTCCTGACTCTGCACGCCACCGTTGGCGCCAGGGATGAGGAGGCCACCCGCCAGGTGCTGCGTGATGTGGCCCTGAACCTGCCGCAGCGGACCGCTCACAAAGTGGTCTCGATGCTGGAGCGGTCCATTGGCGTGGGTGCTCGGGTCTGGCTGCAGCGGCTGGCCTAGGTGACCCGCCACCGAATTGAGGGATCAGAGCTGGTCCCCAAGCGGGTCACAATGAGCAGCTTCAGACGCGAGATCAGCAACGCCTGGGATGGTGCCTGCGCCTACTGCGGATGCAAGCCGGAGAAGATCACGCTTGACCATGTAACGCCAAAGGCGAAGGGGGGCACGACCGATCGCGCCAACCTTGTCCCGGCCTGCGCAGAATGCAACGTGTCAAAGAACCACTGCGACGTGTGGACCTGGTATCACGCGCAGCCGTTCCACTCTGCCGCGAGGGAGGAGCGGATCAGGAGCTGGCTGGCCCCTGATTGATCACTTCGCCTTCATGCCCCCGCCCTTGGCAGGCTTGGGCTTCTTCGGCATGGCCTTTCCCTTGCCCTTGCCAGCCTTGCCCATTGCCATGCCCTTGCCTGCTTTGCCGTTGTACACGGGGTCACCGCTGACTGCCTGAGGTTTCCTGGAAACCTGGGCTAGATCGTGCGACGACATGACCATCCCCGTCCTGAACAGCCTATGGCGGATCACCCCAAGGGATGACCGTGAGTTAATCAGGAGCTACGCGGGCTGGTCCTTGTCGGTGACCAACCTCACCCAACTAACGGCGATCCTCAACCGGGTGGCGATCACCTCCACTGCTGCCGTAACCCAGGTGCAACGATGGATCGACGAGATCGAGAACCTGGAGGCGGACTACGCGGATCAGGTGGAGAGCGGCAAGGCGCACCTCAACAATGCGGCGAGCTACGAAGGCCCAACCCCTGGAAAGACCCTGAGCCGCAACGACCTGAAGAAGAAGGCCGACGTACTGGAATGGGACACCAGCCTGTTGCTCGTGAAGTACGAATCGGGCGGCGCTGGTGGGACGGCAGGCGCCGTGCTCGGCGGACGTATGGCCGACTTAAAAGGGCGGATCTTCCAGACGCTGGGGATCCAACCGGTCAGCGGCAGCGGCAGCGGAATGGCAACGCTGGTGCGTAGCTGATGGCTACCGACTTCGCCGAATACGCGAATCTGCGGATGCTGTGGCAACCGCCGGGGACGATCACGAACTTCCGTGCGGGGGTGCCCGCTGCTGGCCCTGCGGTAGTGGTCGAGGCGTTTGCCAAGCCGCAAGGCAGGAGCGAGCAGGATCTACCGGGGGTGAAGGCAGGCTCGCTGATGCTTGAAGGGTTTATCACTCGCTGGGCGCTGCTGGGCTCCGCAAGCTGGCTGGCGGCCGGTGCTTCCCTCACGTGGGATGAGACGGGCTACAGGCCTGCTGGGATGCTGCCAGGGGCCACAGGGCAGGCGGTGCTGAGCGACCTCACCGTGCTGCCCACACTGGCCGATGGTGCCGAACAGGGGCAGCTGCGCATCCTGGAGTTCCCTTTTGGTGTTGGCGGGATCGGCAGCGAGCTACGCGAGGCACTGGGGGACAAGTTCAAGGCTGCCCTGTTCACTGCGATCTGAACCATGAGCATTCGAGTAGAAACCACGGTCACCGGCCCCGGTCCTGGGGAGATGAATCAGATGCTGGCGGCAGTCGTTCAAAACACATTTGTTGAGCTGATCGGTCGCTATCAGGCATCGTTCAATCCACCGGCTTGGCAATGGCCACGGGAAACCAAGCGTTACAAGGGAAGGAAAGGCGGTAAATCAGGGAAGACAAAGCGCACCTTTGTAGTAGTCGGCAGCCCGCGTAACCTCAAAGATCGGGGCACGCTTAGCCAATCGTTCTCTTATTCCTCCCCCAATCCTTTTGTCCTAGAAGCCACCTGGAGCGCTGATTACGCCACCGCCAAGCATGAAGGCGCCCGCCTCCGCAATGGCACCATCCTCCCAGCCACGCCCTGGACTGATGCGGTCAGGGGCACGGTGGAGGTATCGGGGATCCCGGTGTTCCCGCTTGGCCGGAAGCTGCAGCAACGCATCCAAAGGGCGGTGGCGGGGTCTTAAGTCGGTTGGGCGGGATCTACCGCCGTCGGCAGGAATCGAGTAGACGCTGGCAGCCAGTAAGTGAAAGGCCAGTGCTTATCTGTCGTGTGCGGCACCAACTTCCAATCCCAGATCAATCGCGCTTGGCCGCAGTGAATGATCTCCCTGGCCTGCCAGCAGCAGCGGAGAGGGAAAGTGCTTGCCCCGAGTGGCGGAATAACCAGGCAATCGTCATCCTCCGGCAGCCGCTCGCTCACCGGGATGGGCTTCGGCGCGGGCGCGGGCGCGGCCTGTTGCTGGAGCAAGGTGGCGGCGCGGGTAAGAGCGTCACGCAAAACAGTGAATCGCCGCAATGAAATCGGCATACTCATCGATGGGGACGCCGTGCCGTCGTCATCATCGCCAATCAGCACCCACTCCTGCTGCATCTTATCAATCACCTTGAGAGCAGACACCAACTCCACCACTTCCCCCACCTCCACGGCTGACGCTGCAGGGCGGCCCCAGCGGGCGAAAGCACGCTGCAGGATTTCGCGGCCACGATCGACCGCTGCCAGGCTGTGGGTGCCCCATGGATTTGGGGATGGAATCAACGCCTGGATAGCAATCACCAAGACATCAAGTTGATCCTCTGTCAGCCCATGACCCTCCGGCTGGGCCAGAGCGGCGCGGGTGAACCCTAGGTGCTGCACGCATTCCGCGATTGCTACGGGGTCGCTATCGCCATCAGCAACGCAATCTAGTAGATAACGAACGTTTTCGGCTTGCTCAGCACACAAGGCGCGGAAGTCGGTCATGGTCGGTCGGTGGTGAATGGGTGCCGGGCGGGACGCCCCCTGTAGTGCAAGCCGCAAGGGCCACCCAGCCCCCACATCATAAGCCATTGCGCTTCCCTAAGCCACAACGGCAAGCTGAGAAAACACAACCACAGCACCGTGCCGCTTCCCTTTGTCACCGCGCCAGAGATCCGGGTTGAGCAGGTGGGGGATCAGGCCACCGGCATCCTGGAGTTCCCCGTGTTCAACAGCCTGCTGGCTGGGGAGCGGATGATGCTTGATGAGATCGACTACCAGAGCACGGTGAATGAGGAGACCCATCGGCTGGCCCGCATCATCCAAGAGATGGACGATCTACCTGAGGCCACCGCCAACCTGGTGGCCGCTCGCCTGATGGCCAAGCACATCGGGATCCCCGTGGTGCTGGAGCCCAAAGAAGACGCGATCCGCCAGCGCGAGCACCGCCTGATCCGCGAGATTGACAACCGCCTCTCGGCTCAGAACGAAGCCCAGGTCACCCGGCTGGTCACCGCCGCGATCGTCTACCGGCTGGGCAAGGTGGATCCCGACTGCGCGAAGTGGACCGACGACGAAACCCGCAACCTCAGCGAGGGGCTCCGTAATGCCATCTATGCCTTCATGTTGCGCGAGCAACGCGGGG